AGAAAAGAGAGAAAAAGCTGAGAAAAAGAAACGCTGGGACAAAACCTCTGGGCGACCCTCTGGACATAACCAAGAAAGGTTACAAAAATATAGGGAAAAACGGCGTGGAGTGTAATGCGAAATGCGAAATGCGCAACAAAACGTCAAATTTTGACCATTCTGGCCGTTTCACGGCGTGCGTGCAAAACGGTTGACAAACTGGCCAAACGGAGTTATGGTTTGGGTATCATGCGATTGCATGAAATAAATTTCACGGAGGTGCTAAAATGGCAGAAAGAGACGTGAAGGTTACTAGAGAAGGGAGTGAATTGGTATTTACCGACGGGGCTATTGAACGGCGGTATAACATTGACGCACTACCTGAAGACATGAAAGAGGAGCTAATGTTTCATGGTGCAAAACAAAAAATACGTGATAGCTACAGCGGTTATCGTAAAAAAGGCGTCAAATGGTATGAAATGGCGGACGATGTATACAATGCGTTATCTAATGGGACATGGGAACGTAAACCAACATTTAAGCTTACAAAATTGCAGGAATTGGCCGATGCTGGCGCATTTAGCGCCAAACAAATGGCATTGCTAAAGGGATTAGGGCTAATCAAATAATCCGCTTGACAAGCTACAACCTGCATGGGCGTAGGCCTTCACGGCTTACGCCCTTTCTTTTTGTCCGCTGGCGGACATCCAGACGAAGCCCCCTAAGCCCCCAAGGGCATCCGTCCCTGATGATAGACATAGTCTAAAATTCTCCCTGACCAAAATTTCAAACCACTCCGCTGATGCGGAGTCAGCCAAAAAGTCAAATGTTGACGTTTCTGTGCTAACGCAGCACCTACGGTGCCGTCCAGCTATGCTGGCGAATAGCCCGAATGAACATTTGTCCATTCACACATTGACTTACGCCATTGGCGTGGTATAATGTTATCATGGGACGGCCTAAGAAAAAACTTGACGAAGAGGCCATATTGGACCTCGTAGAGCGTGGCCTTCCGCAGAAAGAGATTGCCGAAGAGCTCGGCGTTAGCACACCAACACTGGCAAAGCGGATAGCTGACCTTCGGGAGAAGCAAGGCCTTCTGCTGAAATACCGTGCACTGCAGAGCCTGCAGCTCACCGAGCTGCAATGTAGAGTGCTAGAAGCGATAACGCCTGAGAAAATCGAAGAGGCCCCACTTCGGGACCTCGTCCTTGCATATAAAGTTCTGAAAGACAAGGAGCAATCCATTGAAGGACTACCGTCGGACATCAAGGGTCTTGTTGGGTATCTTGTTGAGCTTGAAAAGAGCAAGCTTGACAGCGAAGATAGCGACAGCAGTGCTGTCATTGATGTTACTCCTGGCAATGGAGACGAGAGTCATGCCAGAGACGAAAGTCACGTTGACAAGACTATCAACTAGCAAAGCTGGCACACACGGAGTGCTGTCAGTGGACGGACGGGCTGTGCTCGTCACGCTTGAACCGCCTGCAGCGGTTGTGCCGCCTGGACAATACAGGCTTCGCTTGCGGTGGTCGCCACGCTTCAAGCGTAAGCTCTTTGAGGTCGCAGATGTGCCAGGACACACAGATGTGCTGATTCATCCAGGAAACACAATCAAAGACACCAAGGGTTGCATCCTTATCGGAACAACGAGGGAGGGCGGAGCCGTGCTTCAGAGCCGCAAGGCTCTCGAAGAGTTTCATCGCCTTCTGGGCGACAGCTCCGCTGTCTTGGAGGTGAGGGATGCGTGGCCTTAATCCCGTTGTGCTAGAACGTTTACGCTCTTGGCAGGACAATCCGTTGAGGTTTGTGCAAGAATGCTTCAAATGGCCGAAGGGCCAGGGGCCAACATTCCAGCAGAGAGATGCTCTTCAAGCAATAGCCTTCAGGAAGCGGGTTAGCATTCGAAGCGGCCATGGTTGCGGAAAGAGTGCCGCTGCGGTGTGGATAGCCTTATGGTTCATGAGCACAAGGGCATATGCTAAAGTGGCTGTCACTGGGCCGACAGGCCGACAGTTGTATGACATATTCTGGGCTGAATTGGCCAAATGGTTCAGGCGGTCACGCCTGCAGGACGAGTTTGTGATGCAGAAAGGGAAGTTCTTCTATAAAGCTGCACCCGAAGACTGGTGGATAAGGCTGATAAGCCCGCGGGTGAAAGCCACGAAGGAGGAGCAAGCGGAAACACTTGCTGGTCTGCACGGCGACCATCTCCTTATCATCGTAGATGAGGCCAGTGGCGTGCACGACCCTGTGTTTGTGCCACTGGAAGGGGCCTTGACAAGGCCCGACAACAAAGTCCTGTTGATTGGAAACATGACAAAGTCTTCTGGATACTTCTACGACACGCATTTCCATGCTGCCATCAAGCGGAAGTGGGTGCATTTGCACTGGAACAGCGAGAAGTCACCTCTGGTGACGAAGGAAACTGTAGAATACTTCAGAGATAAATATGGCGAAGATAGCAGCGTTTACGCTGTGCGTATAAAAGGTGACCCTCCGCTCACAGATGAGCGGGCTCTCATCCCGCTGGAATGGAGTCGTCAGTGCATCGGCAATGAAATTGAAGTTGCTGATGACGAACCGCTCTACCTGAGTGTGGACATCGCCAGATATGGCGATGATGTCTCTGTGGTGATGCCCCGTAGGGGTCTTAAGGTCTATGAGTGGGATGTCTTCAAAGACATGAATACAATATCGCTGGCAGGAAACATCCTGCAGATGTATACGGAGCGTAATGCTAGCGGCGTCATTCTTGACGAAATCGGTGTTGGAGCGGGTGTCGTAGACTGGCTTGAAAAGCACGGAATGGTCAACTGTTACGGAGTAAATGTGTGCTGGAAATCTAGCGACGTCAGTCGCTATCACAGGCTACGGGACGAGCTGTGGTGGACAGTGCGAGAGAAATGTATGCGAGGCCTTTACTCGTTTCCTCCGACAGAGGAGTCGGAGACACTGTGTGACGAGCTGGCTTCGCCAAAGTATGACTTCAATGCCCAAGGCGGTATTGTTGTTGAGAGCAAGAAAAAGATGCGGGCTCGTGGTGTCGGAAGCCCGAATAGGGCTGACGCTCTCGTGTTGAGCGAGTATATTAACAGCGTAGCTCACAGGGTGTGGCCTGTGAAGAAGACGACCGATAGGTCTTCTAGAAAATATTATGCAATAGGTGGAGAACACGCTTGGATGGTAACATAGGAAAGGTAATTTGTGTCAGCGACTTGCACGTGCCATACACGAGTAGGTACTTTGTCCGCTTTGCAGACTATGCCTGCGAAGCAGACATGGTCGTCTTCGACGGGGACATTTTCGACCTGGTGAGGTGCACCATTGAAGATATTAAGAGCAGCTACGTAGGACGGGAGCTTATCAAGGCTGTGAAGCGGATAGCTGAAGCGACTAAGACGATTTTCGTCTTGGGCAATCACGACATGGAGCTTGAAAAGGCGCTTCGTGAGCTGCTGGAAGCGGAAATTCCTGCCTATTCGTCATACCGTTCGGGTAGCATGCTGTGCATGCATGGCTGGCAGTTTGACCCAGCATGTAGATGTTGGAACTGGCGATTGCTGGCGAAAATTGTCCCGCGGTTCTACCGTCCGCCTTCTGAATGGAAGGCGAGGAACAGAGAGAAATGGCACAAGCACGTGGGGCGAATTTATTCCGAGATATTCTCTTTCCTTGAAAAGGAAAGGTGGTGTGACCTGCTGGTTGTGGGCCACACGCATTATCCCAGCTATCATGTGTTACAGACAGGACAACGTGTGTTGGACTGTGGTGATTGGTGGGATAGCAATAGCTGGGGAGAGATTGTAAATGGTGAGGCAAGAATGAGATATGTAGGAGATGGAATCGAATGAGCACGATAGTGGCAGAGAACGAAAATTGGCGGATTAGGCAGGCAGAGGGCGACAACTATGCCCTCACCTGCGGGAAGGGTCACTTCACGTTCTATATAAAGGGGCGAAATGAGAAGCTCGTGTTCTACAATATGCTTGTATCGGCGAAAGCTGAGATGAAAGACGTAGTCTTCTTGACGTTTGGTGGCTGGTTTGCGTTGTGGCTGACAGTGGAAGACGTGGATTTTCTGCTGGAAAACCTGCCGATGACGGAGGCCGAAAAAGAGGCAAGTGCGGAAGTGAGCACGGAAGTGCGAAGCTCCGAAGGAGTGACTATACAGTGATAATGTCAAATTTTGATATTTCTGGAGGCATGGGATGGAAAATGCTTTAATAGATGGCAATTATAATGCTAGCTTGCTAGCCGAAGACGCCGATAGCCATGAAACGGCTCGGCTGCGGTGCAGGAGCAGGGCTCTGGTCATAGTCGGAGGACCTTTGGTCCTGGCTCTGCAGAAGGTCAACGACAAGTATTCTTGGGGAGATAGTTTTGCGTATCTCCTGATGCCTATTCCAAGCCCTGCGGACCTAGATGGCGATGACAGTCTGGACTGCGAGGAGAAAACTGGGATAACAAATACTGACGAAGCCGAGCAGATAAACAAAGTCTTTGTCTTTGCGGACCTTCAGCACTATTTTGTCTTGCCACCGAAAGGTGGCCTTGTCAGAACGGTCGTTCAGACGGGTATTGCTAGGACAGACGGGACTGGGAATGTCTATCTGACAAAGATGACGTTCAGTCTGGGCTATGTGGATAGTGCTGGGAGCTTCACTTCTGGGTCTACTGCAGACGCAACGCCTAATTTCTACACAGACAAGACAGATTATCAGTTATGCAGCGGGCAAGCTTGGCTCAACTGGGACTTCGACATACCTGATGGACGGATGTTTGCTTTGAGAGCGCAGCTGTATGGGAAGGTCGATAGTGGTGTGACTGGCAAGATGAAACTTTGTTGCAGTCGAGATGCTTATGACAGTTTTTTGGAGTTTTGAGGAGGGGCTTATGCGGTTTTTGACGCAGCAGTTTGGTTATTGGGGCTATGCTATAAGGAGATTTCTGGAGGAGAATCAAGGAGAAGGGAGTTCGAGTGAAGCGTATGGTGGATATTCAGCACTTGTTTATATTGACGGTAGCTTTATAATTGCACGAGATTACAAAGGAGATTTAATTGCTTCAGGCACAGCAGGCATAGATGATGCAAGTGTAATAAATAGTGCTATTACGCATGTTAATGGGCAGTTAAATCATGGTCTTGAGAGGGGATTCATTTTTGGTAAAGGATTGCGGTATTATTTAGAAGACACCATTATTTTGAAAGCTGGAGTAACATTGAAAGATTTTGTATTTTGGATTAAAGATGGAGTAGACAAAGATGGAATAAAGATTGAAAACTTTGACTCACTTACAGGAACTGATACACCTGCGACAGATAGCAGTGTTCCACACAGTTTTGGTTTAATAGATGTTACTGTTTATGGAAACAGAGATAACAATACTTCAGGTTCTGGTGTTAAAATTTATGGGTATGGCTTTATTTTAGATGGACTTGCAGTAAAAAAATGTGCTGAGCATGGTCTTTGGTGTGAATGTGGTTATTGTTCTGGTTCTGGATATAGTATTGTGGGAGAAAACCGTATCGGATCTATATGGGCTGTAAATAATGGTAAGTGTGGAATAGTTCATAAAGGGCCAAACGATACTGTATATGGGTATGTTATAACATATGGTAACGGGGCTGTTGGAACGCCTGGCCATGGAATGTATATAACGGGGACGAGAGGGAATTGTGATATTAGATATATTCATTCTTATGGCAATGGGGAAGACGGTGTCAATGTTGATGAAGGATTTATAAATGCTATCTATATAGAGGCAGAAAGTAACGAAGGCAGAGGGTTGGTTCTAAAAGACCATTGGCATCCTACTGTTCAATGTTTATATGCATACCACAATAAAAATGAGGCTCTATATGTAAGCGGTGTGCAGTATGGAGGTATTGATTTTGCACTTATACGTGATAATGATTCAAGTGGTAATACAGTATATATAAGCGCTGAGAAATTTTATGCTAATATTATTTGCAATAATAGTTCTGGGTCTGATTTGTGTAATTTTGGAAAACTTACCTTTTCAAGAGTAAATCTGATTCTCTTAGGTAACACAAACACAGGCAAAGCCGTTGTTCTAGGAACAACAGATAATAAAATACTATCAAATGTTATAGACGTCCAAGTTTCATTGAGTAATACCAACGGCCGACTGATGGAAATTCATTCTGATGGTAGAAACATAATTAGAATTAGAGGTGCGACCTATGATTCAACAAAAGATTGGGATTATTCTACTTATCCCCCTCATTCAACAGACGAGATAAACTATAAAACTAACACTTTGACTTATACACTACCTGAAAAAACAGGTTCAGCTACAATTACTAGTGGCAATACTTCTGTAACAGTAAATCATGGATTACCCACAACGCCTACTAACATTCAGTTAACAGGAACTCACTCAGAGGTAAAAGATGCTTATGTGCCTGAATCCAGTATTACAGATACAAGTTTTGAAATACATGTAGACTCTGCCGTAACAGCAGACAGAGCCGTTTATTGGAAAGCCAAAGTATGAGAAGTCTAACAGACTCGCAATGTTGGAGGATGATAAGATGGAAGGAGTAACAATTGCGAAGGTGATTACTTTGTTACTGTGTGTTGTGCTCTTAGTGGGATGTGCTGCTCGCATGAAAGGCCTCACCAAGAGCTATGACAAGTTTATGAAACAAGCCGATAGGCTTGCTGCTGTGCTGTGCTCGCACAGCGAGTTCTCGGTCTGCTACTGGAAGGCAGCTCTCGGAGATGACGTTAGCAAAATGCCTGCCGAAGCTATGGAAATCCTCAGCGAAATCGAGACGACCATTAAAGGTCGTAAGGTCGAGGACCTTACGGAGTGCGAAAAGGGTAAGCTATTGGGCTTGTGGCAGCGGTTTGGCCAGCTCGTAGGTAAAGATGTTATCAAGCGTGTTGTTCCGTTCATGATGAAGTTTGCGGGAGCACTGTAATGACGTGGAAGGAGTTCAAGGAGAAAGTCGACGAACGATTGGCGAAGCTTGGGATTGACGAGAACGTCAATGTCTGCTGGATTGATGTAGTGCTGTATAGCACTGACGAGATAGATATTGAATATGTCAAGGACGAAGACTGTATTAGGGTGATAGACTGATGGACGAAGTCTTTGCGAAAGCGATGGAGTTTGTAAAACTGCTTAAGCAGTGGGTCCTAGAAGCTAGAACCAGGTGTCATGAGACTGAAAGTCCTGAAGAGTGCTGCGAAGCAGCGGAGCAGCTCATTAAGCTGATAGAGAAGTTTGAGAAGTTAATGGAATTAAGGTGGGGCGTCAAAATTTGACGTTTCTTGGAGGCGAAGATGCAGTCCGAGAAAGAATGGAGGGATTTTAAGATGTGGGCCTCGAAGGCCAAGAGCGAGGAGGCCCTTAAGGTGGTAGCCGCCTTGGTGTGGATTGTCCAAGACTTGAGAGATACACTCAAGTCGTTAGACGAACGACTTCATGCAATGGAGGAGAGATGTGGTAAACATCTTTGCAAGTGTGCTAGGCGTGGTAGTGAGCGTTCTGCTCACAATACTGTGCAGGGAAGTAATGGCGACCAAGAAGATGGTCGCTAAAATGAATGCAGAACTTGCTGAGTATAAGGTGCTCGTAGAGCATCGTCTGACGAGACTGGAAGCGAAAGTTTTTAACAGGGTGTGCAAATGAACGAAGTTGCTGAAAGCGGAATAAAGCAGCATCACCGAAGCGGAGCTTCGCAGAGCGAGGAGGAACTCCTCGAGAAGTTGCGGGAGTGGCTGCGAGAGGCAGAACGCTCCACGCCCGAGACGAGGTGGCGTGAAGAAGCAGAGGAGGACTATGACTTCTATGCTGGAAGACAGGACAAACCTGAAGTGCGACAAGCACTTATTGCACAGAAACGCCCTGTTACGGTGTATAACGAAGTTAAGCCTCGGATAGACAAGCTCGTTGGCTTGGCAGCCCAAATACGGCGGACACCGAAGGTGTTCCCCGTAACAAAGGAAGATGAGCCTCTGGCTGAATTGATAAACGGAGTTTTCAAACACTTTCGCTATCACACGAAAGCTTCCCGAAGGGAGATGGAATGCTTTGAGCATGCTGTGAAAAGCGGACGGAGTTTCCTCTACTTTTATGTGGATACAAGCAATCCTTTTGAACCGCAGATTAAGTGCAAGAGGCTACCAGGACGGGATGTCCTGGTGGACCCAGATTGCTACGATTATGACATAAACGAGGCGAGATACGTGTTCATATCTCGGTGGTTTACCGAGGAAGAAATTAAAGCGTATTGGGACAGGTTTGATGCTGACGCTATCAGGATGTTTGATACTGACCTCAGCTACTACACGCCGACTTATTTCAATGAGAGCAAGAAATTGTATAGGCTCGTAGAGTGTTGGTATAAGAAGCCCGAGAGGGCTGTCTGGTTTGTCAATCCGATAACAGGACGTCCTGAGCACTTGACGAGGGCTCAGTGGCGTGACTTTGTAAAACGGCTTCGGGAGGGTATCACTCTCCCTGACGGGAGAGTCTGGCGAGGCGACCCGCCAACAGCTGTTGAGAGTGTGATGCAAGTCCCTTATTATGCTATATTTTCTGGCAATGTGCTCCTCGAGCACGGGAGGTCGCCGTATAAGTGGCACGGCTATCCGATTGTCCTCTTCGGAGGTTACAAAGATGAAAACGAGAACAGGTATATGAGTGCAATTGAGATGATGAAAGACCCGCAGAGGGCCCTGAACACAATGCGGCGTCAGTTGTCGCATTTGTTGCAGACTGCCCCGAAGGGCATCTTGATGCATGAGATAGATGCGATTCTCAATGTGGATGAGTATGACAAACACAGCAGCGAGCCGAATTTCAGACTCATACTTAACAGAGGTGGCCTTGGTCGTGTCAAGTTCAGCGAACAGCCACAGATAAGCCCGATTTACGGGCAGCTGGATGCCCAATATAGGCAGAGCATTGTGGATGTCAGTGGCATCCAAGATGTCTTGATGGGAAAGCAAACGGGGACCAGGGAGCCTGGCGTTACTGCAAGAATGCGGCTTGAAAGCAATATAGCTGTGCTATACATCTTGTTCGCAAACTTCAGGGATGCTAGGCTGCAGGGCGGAGAGCTTTTGCTCTCGCTTGTGCAGCAATATGTAACATATCCTATGGTAATACGGATGGAAGGGGCGAAGGGAGCACAGCTTGTTGAGATAAACACACAGCTCAATCCGCAGATTGAGGGTTTCAACGATATATCTGCAGGCAAGTTTGACTTGCGGATTGATGAGGAAGCTGAAGACGTGACGATGCGGAGAGAGATTGCGAATATGCTCATGGAATATGCTCATAATGCTCCAGATGCAATTCCGCCTGAAATCATTCTTGAATACATGGACGTGCCCTTCACAGTGAAGGCACAGGTGCAGCAATACAATGAGGCCAGGATTGAGCGAGAGATGATGCTCAGAATGGCTGAGATTAAGGCTAAGGAGGCTAAAGATGGCAGACGTAAAACAAACACCGCAAGGCGATGAAGACCCTAGGAACCTTGAGGGTGTGACCACCGACCCTGATGAGGGTAAAGGTGATGAAGGTGCTGTAGACGAGGGTCAAACACAGGAGCCCGAAGGGCAGGAAGGGCAAAAGCCCGAGGAGGGCGGCGAGCCCTCTGTTGAGGAGCTACTGGCACAACGTGACGCAGAAGTGCGGGAATTAAGAGCACTCCTGCGTGAGCAGAAGCGTGAGATGACCGAGCTCCGTATGCAGATGCAGGGCACTAGCAAAGCCCTGAAAGAGGCTGGCGTCCTCGATGAGGGAGAGGAGGATGAGGAGCAGAAGAAGCTGTTGCAACGGCAGGAAGCCCTGCGTGCACAGCAATTGGAGACGATGTTGGAGATGATGAGATTAAATCCGAAATACGAAGATGTGGACGAAGTCGTCTCGCAAGAGCACTTCGACGATATGGTGGAAGCTATGGCTGAAGTATATGCCGAGCGGACTGGTGTGTCGAAGGGCGAAGCTGTGATGGCTGTCGAAGACTGGATTTGGAGTCAGCCAAATCCGTATAAACTGATGTATACACAGATAAAGCAGTATCATCCAGACTATGCTAAGCAGGACAAAGGCCCTGGGCCAAAAGGCCGAGAACCGAAAGAGCCTGCGAAAGCTCCATCCAGTATACAAGGTATGGCTGGTGGAGGTGGTGCGGATGCAGCTGGATGGACTGCAGCTAAAATTGATGCATTACCCGAGGACGAGCTGGACAAAGTCCCTCGGGATGTATATGCACTGTATCTACAGGGAAAGTTGAGATAGTGAGGAGGAGGTAGAAATGGCAGAGACTGTATTTCTGACAAATGACCCGTTGACTAGGAAGCGTTGGGCAAAAGACCTTTTTGCTATATTGCTTCCAGCGACGGAAATCAACGACTTAGTTGGCACGGACACAAAGTCTATTATCCAGCAAAGGAAGGAACTCGCTAAGGGCGAGGGTGATACTATTACCTTTGGTATCCGTTTGCCTTTGCAGGGTGAAGGTGTTGTTGGGAGAGACCCGATTGAAGGAAAGGAAGAGGCACTGCGTTTTAGGCACTTTAAGTGCACGATTGAAGAACTCAACCACGCTGTGGAAACTGGTGGTCGGATGGAGGAACAGAGAGTTCCTTATGACTTAATGAGAGAAGGACGTGATGCCTTGCAAGAGTGGTGGGCTGACAAGCTGAGTGACCTTGCATTTGCTCATCTGTGCGGCGACACTTCGTTTAGAATTGCAGGCAAGACCCTTGGTCAAGACCCCGTAGACCCTGATGATGAGCATTGGCTCAAAGTGAACGACGTAGCTACCGAGGGTGCTATGACCAGTGCAGATGTGTTGGACTTGTCCTTCCTGGACAGGATGAAGCAGCGGGCTGAAATGCCTGTTGGAGACAAGTGCTACAAAGTGCGTCCTCTTGTGATAAACGGCAAGAAGTATTACAGGGTCATTCTTCACACCTACGTGTTTGACGCCTTGCGTCAGAACACTAATGTGGGTCAGTGGGGTGACTTGATTAGGGCCGCTGGCAAGTTGCAAATCCCCAATGTGGAGATAGAGTATAACGGGATGCTCGTCTCCAAATCCGAGAGGATTAGGCAAGTTGTGAAGGACAGCACTGACCCAAGAGCAGGTGTGTATAGAAATATCTTGCTTGGGTGTCAGGCTGCGGTGCTTGCCTGGGGCGGAGCTGGCGAGAGCAAGAGCACGACACTGTCGTTTGTGCCTTATCAGACAGATGCCAAGAGGTTCATGAACATAAGAGGCGGTGGAATTCTTGGTATTAAGAAAGTGAGGTTTGAAGGCCACGACTTCGGAGTGATTACTGGGTCTAGCTGGGGAGCACCATTATCGTAAGGGAGGTTCGTTATGGCAACTGATTTATATACACATGCTTTTGCTGATAATCTGCGGCTGGCCAAGAGCAAGAGGCTGGCCGCTCCAGCCGACGGGACGTATAATCTCATTCGTTTGCCAAGATATGCATTTGTGAAGGCAGTGTGGCTCTGGGTTGTCACAGCCTACACAGGGACAAGCCCTTCTGTCACAGTGGGCTTCATCGGAAACGGTGAAACTGCAGACCCCGATGCTTTCTTGACAAACACTGAGAGTGCCCCTAAGACAGCTGGGATGAAAATCTCGCTTGGTGGCACAGCTGCTTGTGCTGCTGGCAAGTATTTCGCAGACGGCTCTGGTGCAATTACCCTCACTACGGGTAAGGACGATGGTAGTGCTGGTGTCGTCTATGTATTTGCAGACTACACGGTAATTTGCTGAGAGAGGAGGTAAAAGATGGCAGTATTGGATACTGACTTAAGAAGGACTGATGAGAGGCACTATAAGAGGGTCAATCCTTTCTGGGTGCAGAGCAGTCCTTTCGGCTATGAGAACACAAACGAGAAGGTATTGCTGTTTGCTTTTCCAGCGGTGCTAGGGAACTATTTCCTGCATCAGTTTGTGCTGGAGGTTGAAGTAGCGTTTTCAGGTGGAACACCAACAATTGATATTGGCAAGTGCACTTTGGACGACCCGTCGGTCGACTTGACATACAGCAATCTCGACGAGGACTATTATATTGACAACACAGATGTAACAGAGGGCTCGGCTGGATACTATATGCCTGGCACGTCTTTAACGGAGGGAACGCCGAATACTGTGTCTGGAACAGTCTGGGCGAAAGCCCTTCGCGAGAACGATGTTGGAGCATTGATTGTCAAGGGTGCGGATACGGCTATGCCCGCAATCATCGCAACGCTGTCTAGTGGACTGACTGCTGGAAGGGCACGATTGTATATGCTGGTGAGCAGGATTGGAGTGTAAATGTCAAAATTTGACTTTTCTGGTGATGTGCGATGAACCTGCAACAGCTCGTTGATGAAGTGATTGTTGTGCTGGACGACGATAGTGACGAAATCGTGTCTCGTATTCCTGACTGGATAAACGAGGCAATTGCGACTGCGGTTGAGCGGGCCGAAGTCCCTGGGTTTGGTGTCCTCAACAGCGTTGACACTGTGGTTGGGCAGGCTTACACGAGCCTGCCCTCGCAGTGCAGCCGTCTGCTGTATGTAGGCGATGGCGACGTGGAGCTCACGATAGTGACGCTTGAAGGGCTATTGGAGAGGTATCCAGGGATGGACGAGGAAGGTGATGTCGAAGTAGTAGCCGTTGATGGGGCAACGCTGTATTATCAGCCCATTCCTGCGGAAGCGCAGACATTGACTGTGCTGTATAGGCGGAAGCCAGCCACGCTCGTAGAACCTGACGATGTCCCCGAAGGGATACCTGAAATGCTGCACCGAAAGGTGATTGTGCAGGGTGCAGCAGCAATCGGCTTTGGCCTTATCGAAGATGGTATCGAAGAAGGGAAGAAGGTCAATACAGCTGCAGCGATGATGCAGTTTGAGCAGGGACTGCACGAGCTACAGGCTTGGGTCGAACGACGGCGAGTCCACAGACCTAGGTCTATCTGGAGGTATTGATGGCTCTAGCAAGAGTGTTACAGAGCCCGAGGGGGCTAGACAATCGGCATGACCCTGTTACGCTCTGCCGAGAGGGTGTTTGTTATCTGGCAGCGGCTTACAACGTAGATGTCGAGAGACGGGTGTGCAGACGAAAGGGCTACCGAAAGGTCGTGGACCTTCCAGGGCATAGCCCATATCCTTATTTTGGTGGATGTCTGTTTGTTTCCAACGGGAGGCTGATGCTGCTATCGCCAGATTACAGCTACGCCACCCTGAGGGTGGGGCTGCACGATAGTGCTATGAGCTATGCAACTGTGTTTAACAGAGTGTATTACAGCAACGGCTATGAGAACGGCTATGTTGAAAACGCTGAAAGCCACCCTTGGGAAGTTGGCGAATATGTTGGGCCAGACACGACGAGAGTCTTTAGCGACCCTCCGATAGGACACATTCTGTGCTTGTGGAACGGAAGAATGTTTATAGCCGAAGGCTCAACACTCTGGTATAGTGAGCCATTTGCATATCATGCTTACGACCTCGGTCGCAACTTTGTCCCTTTTTCCAGCAGAATACGGATGGTTATCGGCATCGCCGATGGGATATTTGTCAGCGACGAACGTATGACGTATGCCCTGGTGGGCAGCAGTCCCGAGGATTGGTTTGTCAGAAAGGTAGCGGACTACCCTGCTGTGGAGGGCACAGCCCTTCACGTGGAGAGCAGCCGCATAGGCGATGGGAGTTTGCCGCCTGGCATGTATGCTATGTGGATGAGTGCACGAGGTATCTGCCTCGGTGGCCTTAATGGCTACTTCAGAAATTTGACGGAAGAGCATGTCAAGTGCCCTGCGGGCACTCGAGGGACTGCCCTTATCAGGGACGGAAGATATATAACAATTGTGTGGTAGGAGGAAGTTATGCTGAAACTAAGCACGGGATTGAAGAATAGTTTGCTCGGAAACGCCACTCTGAAAGGAACTTCGTTGGCCTATCACGATGGTGGAGCTGGGAATGACTATATCACAGACAGCGAGAACAGGTTCTTGGATGCGGGCTTCAAGGTCGGTGATAAAATCACGACTACTGGGTCTACGACTGGCAGCAACGACATGTCTGATGTGGAGATTTTGGCTGTTTCTGCAGGCAAACTGGAGTTTGCCACAGGCACTGTGGCAGCGGAAGAAGCCTTCAACGAGAACACGGTCTTGAAAAGCAACAATGGAGGCTCTCTCGAAGAGCTTTTCAAGGACGGTGTCCTTGAGATATACAGTGGGAGTCAGCCAGCTGATGCAGACAGTGGTGAAACGGGCACGAAGCTCGTGAGAATCACGCTGAACAGCGGTGCTTTCACGCCTGGCTCACCAGACAACGGTCTCGAGTTCGAGGCTCCGATAAACGGAGTGATAGGGAAGAAGAGTGGTGATGTCTGGAGCGGTGTTGGCTTGGCCGACGGGACGGCTGGGTGGTTTCGCCTGTATGACAACAAATATCACACAGGTGATAACAAAGCTGCCGTTAGGCTCGACGGGGCCTGTGGTGTTGGGAGTGGGCAGCTGAAGCTGTCTAGCCTGACCATAAAGGAGGGCGTGACGATAACGATAGACAGTTTTGATATTGACATCAGAGGAGCTTCGTAATGGGTGTCTGGTGTAATGACGCTATGCTCGACACAGCGTTGAACTGGCTTAAGGATGGGGCTGACAAGCTATGCTTGTGTAGTCAGCAACCTGCTTCCTATACGGAAGCAACGTCTACATATTGCCTTGGCTCGATAGCCATTGGCAGTGCCAATTTTGGAGAGATTGAGGATGGGCTCGTCTCGGGGAGACGTGTGACGGTGAATGTGGCTGATGCCATTCCTGTAGACACTACGGGTGTGCTCAACCATGTTGCTCTTGTGAGCGACATCTCGCAAGAGCTGCTGTATGTTGTTCCCTGTCCTGAAAGGGACGTTGCTCAGGGGAGTGAGGTTGTGCTTGGCCAGTTCTACGTAGAACTGCGAGACCCAATTTCGGTGTAGGAGGTATGTTATGAAGATTGCTGCAACTGTGCGTGCCTTCTGGGAGTGGGAACTTTGGAGGAACAACGTTCTGCTTGACCAGTGGGCATACTGCAATAAGATTGTGACACAGGGGCTGAATGCCTGGCTTGACATAATGTTTCACGGTGCTACGCAGGTTGGAACGTGGTATATTCTCATATTTGAGGATGATTATACGCCCGCCTCTGGCGATACGTATCAGAGCCCAGGATTCACAGAGTGCACTGCGTATGACGAGGCTACAAGGCCAGCGTTCAATGAGGGTGCTGCAAGCAATGGGACGATAAACAATTACAGTAATCCTGCAGTGTTCAGCATCAACGCTACGAAAACCGTGTATGGTGCTGCTCTTGTAAGTGACAGCACGAAGGGTGATAGCAGTGCTGGGCATTATATGTTTTCGGCAGCGAACTATGGTGAGGGCAAGCCCGTCGAGAGCGGCGATACGCTGAAAGTGAAGCTTGCCATTACAGTGACAAGCACCACATAGTGGAGGTGAGGCTTGGCGGTTACTTGGAACCCAAACGACAAGAATAATATCAATCTCTCTGACGATAACTTAACAGCTTGGGGTGTGATTTTTGCTAATGGGACTGTTCGTGCCACTGAAAGTCGCTCCTCTGGGAAGTGGTATTGGGAAATACAGTATCATCATGGCTCAGATGCTTACACCTATTTTGGAATAGCGACGAGTAGTCATGACATCACGAAGTGGATAGGCTCTACCAGCGACAGCTACTGCTTTCGTTTCGAGAGTAGTGGCGGGGCGCAGAAATGGCATGATAACGCTGGCGAGGACTACGGTTCTTCTCTCGCTGATGGCGATATCGTCATGATTGCCCTTGACCTCGACGATGGCAAGATATGGTGGGGCAAAAACGGAGCGTGGTTCGAAGGTGGTGACCCAGCAGCTGGAACCAATCCAGCATACACAAGTGTTCTTGGAGAGTTCTTTCCTGCGGCTTCTTTCTATCACGATACTACTAAGCAGACGGCTAAGTTCCACTCACAGAGCCTTGCCTATTCGCCTCCCTCAGGCTTTCAGCCTTTGGAAGGTGGAGAGGTCGTCACGCATATTGTCTATTTCAGCGAAGAAGCTGGAGCCTCTGACTCGTATGATACTACAATGGGCTATACTAAGACCATTGAGGAAGAGGCTGCTGTCTCGGATACATACGATGTTCCTGCTCCTGTCTACATGACCTTTGCCGAGGCAGCAACAGTATCCGAGCGTTACGACTTTCCGAGCCCTATATATGCAGGAATCACTGAGCTATCCTCGGTAGAGGATGCTTATGCACCGTTTGCCTTGACGGCAGTTGTAGAGGAGGAAGCTGCTGGTGCTGATGCCTATGCTACAAATCTGAGATTTGCCACAGGCGAAGACGGAGGCCTTGTCCAAGACCACTGGGAGTTCACAGTTGCACGGAAGGCTTCACCTGTTAACAGCTACATCGGGCATGTTGGCAGCTCTCCGACTGTTGATGTTACAAAAGGCCCAATTACTGGGGATGCTACTGTAGACGTTGCTGCTGATGTGGCAGGACTTGGCGGAGCTGTTCTGTCGGAAGGTATTGAGGTTTCTTGCAAGGCAACTGCTTCGCAGGTCATTGTGGCACAGGGCGTTGCGTCTGCAACGCTCGGCGTGGAGGCCCTGGGTGCTAGCTTTGCAGAGGCAACCACGGAAGTGGATGTTGACGCTACAGGCTGTGTTAGCACGCTTGGCAATGCTATCGCAGAGTTGCTGTTGGGCGTGAGCGGTGAGGCCAGTGCAGAGATTAGAGGTCAAGGTGATGCAAGCATTGTTTCTCATGTCAGTGCCACTGGTCACAGTGATACTGCTGCTGAAGGTCAGGTCGATGTAATTGTTGGGCTGAAAGCTACAGGTGTGATTGGCAAACTTGTTTGTGGCGAATGCACCTTACAGCTCACTGCGGAGGGAAGCGGAGCTCCAGTGCCAACAGGTGAGGCCGAGACCGAAATCAGCCTTGGGCTGCAGGCAACTGCAAGGGCGAATATTGGAATATGTGTGCTGAGGTATACAAGATAAAATGTCAAATTTTAACATTTCTGTAAATGTTGAGGCCGAAGGCCATGTGGAGTGCTGGGACAGGCTATGCCTGTCGATGAGCCTGCGGCGACTAGCTGTTAGCCAGTATGGTAACTACAATTTTGATGGCCTTGTGGAAATGAACGGAGTTCCTCTCGCCTTTAGCAAGGATGGTATATATGCCCTCGAGGGTGATGATGACGACGGGCAGCCTATACAAGCCCTGCTTGAATTCATGACAGACATGGGGTCTGAAAGACAGAAGAGGTTGCGGAGCTGTTATCTTGGTTGTGAAGCCGATGGCAACCTGCGGCTAGTGCTGCAAAACGACGAGGGGAACATGCGTGAGCACGTGCTTGTGTGCAAGCCTACACAGCACTCCGTCAGGACAGCCGTAGGTAGGAGCGGACGAGGACGTTATTGGACGTTTACAGTTGAAAACGTGGATGGCTGCTACTTCTGTGTTGACACGGTCGATGCTGTGGTAACAGTGATGCGGAGGAAACCGTGAAACAGCTGCCGAGAATTGTGCTGAAAGGTGATAGGCAAGCTGCGGAAGAGATGATAAGGGAGGGTGTGAGGCAGTTTGACATTTTGCTTCAGCAAATGAAATTTGCTGGTCTGAAGCAGGACGTTCGTCGGGTGCGATACCTCGATGGGAGCGAAATTGTGTGCAAGAGTGTGTTTGGCGACAACACACTGGAGATATATGTCCCTCCTGAGGTGACAGAGAAAAAAGTGGAGTTTCCTCCGAGGGGAAGGTTCATAGTATTCTATAATGAGGACAACATCCTTATGGATGTTAGCGACGGGATAAAGATGACCAAGATAGGTTCTGTTGAGAGACCACTCATTGGCTGGCTCAACACAAGCATTGCTCTGGAAGACAGGGTTGTGGATGTTTGTTACTTGCAGGGGCAGTCCAATGACCCTTTCTATTACCAGGGTCTTTCGGAGTGGAGCAGGGAGAGCCTCTCTGTTAGGTCTGGTAATAGAGTTTGTTTGCAGACAGACATTGGTTATTCTGTTACTGTTCTAGGTCCCCAGAGTGTTCCTTGGTCATATGCAATTAGGCACTCGAAGGAGTGGGATGCTGTGTGTATTGTACTGATGTCGGGTGTGCAGATGGGTGCTAAGTGGACTTACGTCATTCGTGCAAGCAAATATGTGTGGGATGAAGATGAGTATAAGCTAGTTGACAATATCGAGAAGTACCTGCAGTGCGACGAGGAGAAGTATCCTTCAGATGCCTATCCAACTCATCTTCTGTATGTGGACGATGAATGGAGGGTGCTTTACAATGTGGGCTGGTATGTTGTCAGTAAGCAACAATGCGTGTTCGAGAAGAGACGGCTGGATATTCACAGCGGGGAGGATGTGCTTGTTGTGACACACGGAAGTGAGCGCACATCGGCTGATGTGCACAGGCATTGGTTGGCAACCAAGGGAACTGTGGCTGTAGAGAAGAATGTGATAGAAAGGTGTGAGGAAAGCATAGAAGGCCCTTGGTCTATTACAGAGGTGGAAGGCGATTTTCTGGGTTTGGACTCAAGAAGTCGTGTAGCTCGTCCTGAATGCAACACGCAGCACTTCAACGGGGCTGAATACAGCTTCGAGTGGGAAGTCGATGACTGCACGCTTGGTGGCTTCAGGATGGTGGAGGATATTGATTATCAGCACTTGTGGCAGTGGTGCCTTCAGTGTTTGAATCCTGAGGAATACGTCCCGTGGAAGCGTATGTATAGGTTGTGGTTCACAGGGCACTATACATTCAACTGTAGTTGCAGGCTTGAGTGGCCAGATGGAACAGGCTTGGCTGAGCTTCCTTGCCCAACGCCTTGCTGGCAAGCCTATGTTAATCGCAGACATTACACTGAGTGCTCCGAGGATGTAGAGTGGGAGTGGACTGGCAAGCTCGAGGACATTGACGGCTTCAGCTTTTCTGTGCAGGGCATCCCACAAAGGGGAGGTGCTGTGACACACCTTCGTCCAGTGCAGATACCTTATAGACGGTTGGCCTTGCTCGCTGGGGTGAAAAAGCCTTTTTCCAGACCAAAGGCGTTCTTTGCCAAGAGCAAGGATATTGTCAAGGTGCTTGTCCACGAGGAGGACATAAGTGTTCTGGTGAATGACAAAGACGCAACTGGCGAGTTTATTGCGGAGCTTGAGAGAGTCATTGAGAAGCAGTTTGACCTCTCGTCCCTCTTAGGGGTGTTTGCATATGTAGGAGGAGAGGATGAGTAAGGATTACCTAGCTGAGATAACGTCACTGGTGGAGAGTAAGTTCAGGAACGCAGAGGACTATGCAGATGCCACGTGGCAGTCCGCCGTCAATTACCTGAGCGACCTCTCCAGCATTGTGGCAGACTTTGATTTTAATCCTGTTGACCTAGACTTCTCGATAGAGCCAATCAGCGTAGGGTCGTATGACCCTGCAAGGCCAACTAGGCCAGACTTGGATGTGCAATTGCCAGACACACCGAGTGCGGCGTCTCTGGACAAAGTCTCGGTAGAGGACGTTGATGTTCCAGATATAGACTTTGTTGCTCCAGACATTAGCCTACCAGAGACACCACAAGTGTCTTGGCCGCAGGAGCCTGGTGAACCACCACAGATTGAAGACGTGGAGGTCCCGTCGAAGCCAGATTATGAGCTTCCAGACGTGCCATCGCTCGACGAAATCGTGCTGCCTGATGCACCAGAAGTGGATGTTCCGCAGATGGATATTGACATACCGTCTATTGACATAGAGACACCAAGTCTAATCTTTGATTATAGTGAAGCTATGCATAGCAGTGACCTCAGTGACGCTCTAGCGTCAAAGCTGCTAAGTGGTGTCAGAGACGGAGCGACGGGCTTGCCTGCTGACGTCGAAGACGCTATCTGGCAACGAGCACGAGACCGCAATGCTTTGCGGAATGAGCAGATGTATCGAGAGGCCGAGAACTATTTTGCTTCTCGTGGTCACACGCTTCCGCCAGGAGCCCTAGCGGGACGCCTTGCACAGGTGCAGCAAGAAATTGCAAGGAGCGAGCAGCAGCTCAACTACGAGATTAGCATTGAGCAAGCTCGACTTGCACAGCGAAATACACAGTTTATGATAACTGCTGCGTTGCAGTATGAGCAGCAAATAATGCAGTATGAAGATGGTATGGCTCGAAGGTCGCTGCAAGCAGCACAGTATGTGCAGCAAGCATCGTTAGACCTGTTCAGAGCAGAGATTGCGAAGCACCAGCTGTTGCTGGAGCGATATCGCTCGGCGGCAGCTGTTTACGAGTCCAAGATTCGTGCAGGACTTGCTCTGCTAGAGCAGTATAGGCTTCGCCTTACGGCGTCACGATTGCAAGCTGACATACAAAGGACACAAGTCGAGCTATATAGGACGCAAGTCGGTGCGTTGGAGACGCTGATGAGGCTGTACACCACAGAGATGGATGCGGCAAGACTACGTCTTGACGTTAGTCGCATGCGATTAGCTGCGTTTGGCGAGAAGGTGCGTGCTTACGCATCTACGATTGCTGCCAACACCGCAAAGTATAATGCCTATCAGGCCGCCATCGCTGGCGAAACTGCGAAAGTGCAGATGTATGGCGAGCAGGTTAGGGCATATCTTGGGAAGGTGGAGGCAGCCAGGGCGAAGAGCTCTATCAAGATAGCTGAAGCAGCAACGAAGTTGGATGCAAACCGCTTGAAGATAGAACAGTATAGGGCTGACATCGACCAATATAGGGCGAGGATTGCAAGCTTGCTTGGTGAGGTGGAGACGAAGGCGAGAGCCTACGGCTATGACGTCAGCATGTATGCTGCTGATGTTGGCCTGGCAAGAACGAAAATAGATGGGGACATAGCAAGCTATGCAGCTCGAACCAGACATATTGACGCCGCCGTGCGACAAGCACTTGCACAGGCGGAAATAAATCTCAATGCTGCACTGCGGTTGCACGAAGTGCAGGCAAATGCGGTGAAAGCTGGTGCTACAGTAACAGCACAGATGGCTGCATCTGCATTGTCGTCTGTAGCTGCAGGAGCGAACATGAGTTATAGAGGTGGGTATAGTGTTAGTCAAGCGACAGACTTTGGCTACTATTATCACTATTATCCATAGGAGGATAAGATGATATTACCGTTTCCTTATCCGAGATGGTATGTAGAGAAGAGGATAGCGGAGGAGAGAAGGACGACTAGAGCTCCTGTTGGTCATCCACGCTCTGGACACTTCGTGTCCGAAGAGGACCTCATGAAATGGTATGAGCAGAGGGAGGCTGCGAAAGAGGTTGCAGCACTGCAAGACCTTATAGAGCAAGCTGCTACCCGACGGGCTG